TCATCAAGATTTTTTTCAGATTGAATTTCTTGTCTTACAGGTTCGATACGGTTCATTTGATACCTAATTCGTCTTCTGTGATAATCTTAAATTCAATACGTCTATCTTCACAGAATTCATTTGCTGCTTTCCATTTTGCTTGGTTTACAGCATAGGTTTTGCATTCATATAGATATGATTTTGTTACTCTTGATCTCTTCTTTGGTGGTTGTGTTTGCTTTTTTGGTTTGACTTCTATCACATAGGTCTTTAGTTGACCTGTGCTTTCCTTTACCTTTATAATAAAGTCAGGAAAATATCTATGGACTCTGTGATCAACTGGTGAGATGTATGGAATAAAGAATTCTTCACTTCCCCACTCAAGAATGTTTTCATTTAAGTCACACCATCTACAAAATCTTCTCTCCCATGTGCTTCTGCAAATAATATTGTTTGGATTACCTTTATATTTTTTAGGAAAAGAAGGTTTATATTTACTCTTATTACTTTCTGCCATACATAATATATACGGTAAAAACTATTTATAGATGGCCGAAGAAAAAAAGGTTAGAATAAAAAACGTAGATCAAATTAAGGTTAATCTCCTTAGACCGTCTCAATCCGCTTACTTTTATGTTGAATTACCTCTCACACAGTTTGATGATGTTGATGACACTATAAACAAAAGTTTTATAAAAATTGAAAGATTGGGACTTAATTGTTCATCTGCTGTATTACCAGGTTCAAGATTAACAACTTATCAAATTGATAATGATAGAACTGGTGTCACTGAAACTCATGCATATCGGAGACAATTTGATCAAGAAATAGATTTTGAATTCTATGTTGATGCAAGTGATTATATCGCCATAAGATATTTTGAAAAGTGGATGGAGTATATTATGAATCAAGATAATAATAGAGCAAGTGCGTCAAACTATAGCTATCGGGCAAAATATCCTAATGAATACATTTGTGATCAGGGTTTAAATATTTACAAATTTGAAAAAGATTATGATCGAGTTTTAGAATATAAATTCTTTTACTTTTTTCCAAAGGCAATCAGTTCTATGCCAGTAACATATGATGGAAATGATGTGCTAAGATGTAATGTAACAATGTCATATGTGAGATACATTATGACAGGTTTAAAACCTAATTTAGCTGAAAGACCATTTTCAATATCCACTGATGAACCACCATTAGCTAAACCAAATACTAGTCCTCCAAGACAATCACCAGTTCAGAAACCTGCACCTACTCCAAACACTGCTGTATTTGGTCTAAGAGATCTTGGAGCTGGTTCAGATTTAAGACCTGGAGCCGGTAGATTTACCAATACTGGGACAGACTCAATTTTACCTCTTGGTAGAGTGTAATAAATACAATCACTGAACTTCTATAGGACATTATGCCTTTACCAAAGATTGCTACACCAACTTATGAACTTGAGTTGCCATCAACAGGAAAACAAATTAAGTTCAGACCTTTTCTTGTAAAAGAAGAAAAACTTCTTGTCCTTGCTCTTGAGAGTGAGGATACAAAACAGATTACTAATGCAATCAAATCAGTAATTAAAAACTGTATCCTGACTAGAGGGATCAAAGTTGAAACTCTTCCTACTTTTGATATTGAATATTTGTTCTTGAATATTCGTGGTAAATCTGTGGGAGAATCTGTAGAAGTAAATATTATTTGCCCTGATGATGGTGAGACATCTGTTGAAGTAGAGATTGATCTTGAATCTATCAACGTCATCAAAGATGATAAGCACAGTAAGCAAATCAAACTTGATGAAAATATTTTAATGGAGATGAAGTATCCATCACTTGAACAATTTATCAAAAACAATTTTGACTTTGATGAAAAAAATGCAATGGAGCAATCGTTTGAATTGATTGCAACTTGTGTTGATAAAATTTACTCTGAGGATGAAGTCTGGGCTGCTGCTGATTATACCAAAAAAGATTTGACTGAATTTTTGGAACAAATGAATTCGTCTCAGTTTAAAGAGATTGAAAGTTTCTTTGAAACAATGCCTAAACTTAAGCATACTTTGACGGTAACAAATCCAAAGACAAAGGTTGAAAGTGAAGTTGTGCTTGAGGGTCTTGCAAGTTTTTTCGCATAGCTCTGGTTCACATGAACCTAGAGAGCTACTACAAACTTAATTTTGCCCTGATGCAGTATCATAAATATTCACTAACAGAGATTGAAAATTTAATACCGTGGGAGAGAGACATTTATGTTGCTCTACTCCAAAATCATTTGGAAGAAGAAAAGTTAAAACAACAGCAAGCAAATGGATCTTGATGCTCTCCTGAAATCTATAAGAGAAGAAGGCACGGGAGGCAAGATTGTTCCTGCTAAATTTTTTAGCGAGGACAAATATGATAAGTATTACACTGAATTAATCAGTGAAGGTAGAATTGATGGGGATAATCTTTCAGCAGATGAAAGAAAAATCGGTGTCAAACAATTTAGAAAAGGAAAGCAAAACTTTAAATCATTTGTTGATAAACTTTTAAATAGAAAGAAACAAGTTGATTCTCCTTTAGGAAATAATATACCTACTTTAGAGGGTTCTATTGTAATCAAAAAACCAAGTATCGATCCAGAAAAAGTTACTGTTGTCAATACTGAAATTATTGATGACTATGGATCTAAACTTGATGATTTAATTGATGAAGTAAAAACAGCACTAGAAATTCAAGATAAGACTGATGTTAAGAAAGAAGAAAAAGAAAAAAGGAATAAAGAAGAGAAAAGATTAGAGAGCAAATATAAAAAACTGCAAAAAACAACCACGGGATTTTTGAAACCAGTTAAGAGTATTCTTGATAGAATTCTTGATTTCTTTATTAATATTATTCTTGGTCGAATTGTTGTAAAATTTGTAGAGTGGTTAGGTGATCCAAAAAACAAATCTAAAGTTAATTCTATTATTAGATTTCTAACTGATTTTGGTCCAAAGTTAATAGGTGCTTATCTTGTATTTGGAACATCTATAGGTAAAGGAATAAGAAAATTATCTAGAATATTAATCAGAGGTGGTATTAGAATTGCGGCAGCTGCTGCTTTGATGTTAAAAAAAGTTGGTATTTTAAAAGGTCTTGGTATGGCAAAATTTTTATTAGGTCCCAAAGGTGCAATTATTGCTACGGCACTTGAAGCAATTGGAACTGCTGCTGCTGTTGGTGGTCTTGCTGGTATGTTGGGTGGTGGTGGAGACAAACCTGAGACTGATGTTCAAGGTTTCTCTGGAGGAGGTCAAGTAGAACAGACACAACAACAGCAATTTAATTTCTTAAATCCATTCTCTTATTTCTCTGGTCAAGCACAGGAAGCTATGGATCAGGCAGATAGAGGTGAAGGAAATTTTGATACATCAACTCCTGTTGGTGCTATGATGGAAAAAAGGAGAAAAACTGCAGAAGCAATGCAAATGCTTCGGGGATTTAATCAAGGATCATTAGTTTCTGGTCCGGGTGGTGTTGATAAAGTCCCAGCGATGCTTACTGCTGGTGAATTTGTCATGAGTCGTGGTGCTGTTCAGAAATTCGGTGTTGATACTATGATGTCAATGAACGCTATGGGTGGTGGAACTAATATTCCAACAATGATGGGTGGTAAAATTTATGCCAAGGGTGGTGGACCTGCTTTAACCAAAGAACAATATAAACTTCTTGATGCAATTTCTGCAGCAGAAGGAACCTCTGCTAGTTATGGAACTGTTTATGGTGGTAAAGTTGTGCCTGAACTTGCACAGGGCAAAATGACCATTGCACAAGTTTTACAAATGATGGATACTGGAATACATCCTACCACTGGTGAAAAATTATTCGCATCGGATGAGCATAATTCTGATGCCACAGGTAGATATCAGATGATGTCATATGTTTTGAAAGAAGAGGCACAAAAAGCAGGATATGATATTAATAAAACTTTGTTTACTCCTCAACTTCAAGATAAAATTATAATTGATAGAATTACTGAGTTTAGAGGTGTAACACCTGAACTTCTTAAAATCGAGGGTGCAAGTGATAAAGTCATTGATATGCTTGCACCTGAGTTTGCATCTTTCCCAAATTTGATGGGTCCTGATTCAAAGGGAAATTATGGTACTAATTCTAGTTACTATGGACAGGGTGGTAAATCTGCTGAATTTATTAGAGAAAAATATAATAAATCACAAGGAACACCTTTATATTCAATAAAAGCATCTGTACCTACTGGATCTTCAATTTCAGGAATCACTGGATCTTCAGTCACTGCACCACCACCAGTCACCAAAAAACCTGAGGGAGTGACAAGAGTTGTTGGTGGTATCATGGATATGTTATCGGGTCAGAAAACTGATTTTGATCAGAGAGGTTCTTTTAATTTTAATATGCTACCCTTCATGGAGCAGAAGGAAAGTAATGTTAAGACAATTACAAAACCAAGAGTTGTTGCTCCACCACCACCGATTAAAAGACAACCAAAGGTTTCAGTCATCAACGGTGAGACCACACAACAGATGGCATCAGTTAGTCAGGCAGTAACACGAGTGCCTGAACTTCCAGCACCACCCATGTCATCATCTAAGGTAAAACTCTTAGGCATCTCAATTCCTGTTTAATAGAAAATGTTAGACACTTCTAAACTACTTCCTAATTCAAGCAGTACTGAAAGACAAGCAGATGCTAATGCTACACTTGTCAAAGTGACGAAGAAGACTGTCTCATTAACAAAGTTTTTTAAGGATAGGAATAAAAAAAAGAAAAACGAAATAAGAAAAGAACAGATTGAAGATGTAAAAGAAGAAAGAGAAGAGGAAGAAAGTAGATTAGAAAAACCCTCAAAGAATGAAGAGAAGAAGAAGGTAAAAGTTGGAAGTGTAAAAAAATTAGGAATACTTGGTTGGTTTAAAAATTTTATTGGAACAACAATTTTAGGATTTTTTGCAGTAAGGTTAATAGAACACCTACCTAAGTTACAAGGCATTGCTACAGCATTAGCAGCAGTTGCAGAATTTGCCATTGATATTGGTGGTAAGTTCTTGAATGGATTGACTACGTTTATTGACATAGGCTACAAAGCATATGATT